GGCATCTCGTTCGGTCCGGCGCCGACCTGGCCGCACTATCACAGCAACTCCGTCACACAGCAGATCACCTCGACCGCGTACTCGATTCAACGACCGCCACAGCCACATGACCAACAACCTCATCCCCGACTGGCTCCTCGCCTACCCCGACCGCACCCGCGACTCCTACCGACGCGACATCACCCAATTCGCCACCTGGCTCCACGACCACACCGGCAAACCACTCCTCTCCGCCGGCCGCACCGACATCCAACGCTGGCTCGCCCACCTCCGAGAATCCGGCCGCACCGACGCCACCGTCCGCCGCAAAGCATCATCCATCTCCAGCTTCTACACCTTCGCCGTCACCGAAGGCCACCTCCCCACCAACCCCGCCGAAGCCGTCCGCCGACCCAAAGGCGAATCCGACCCCCGCCAAGGACTCCCCCTCGACCAAGCCCACAAACTCATCCGCACCGCCGCCGACCACTCCCCAACCGCCCACGCCCTCGTCTGGCTCATGGCCGGCGTCGGCCTCCGCATCTCCGAAGCCTGCAACGCCCGCATCGAAGACATCAGGGGCGACGAACTCACCGTCAAAGTCAAAGGCGGCCACCGCCAAACCAAACCACTCTCCACCCAAGTCCTCGCCGCCATCCAAGCCACCACCCGCGACCGGCAAACCGGCCCCATCCTCACCCGCCCCGACGGACGACCACTCACCCGAGGCACCGCCTGGCGCCTCATCGAAGAACTCGCCGACCGGGCCCACATCGACGACCTCACACCCCACATCCTCAGACACACCGCCGCCACCCTCGCCCTCGAAGCCGGCGCCGCCGCCGAAGACGTCCAGGTCCTCCTCGGCCACCGCTCCATCGAAACCACACTCCGCTACCTCCGCGGACGAGACCAAGCCGCCGGAGCCCGCAAAGCCGCCCGCCTCCTCGGCCAAGCCCTCGACGAACAAAGACCCATCATCCACATCACCTCACCTCCCACACCATGACCACTGCCACGCCCCCCGAGTGGCGCTGCAACTACTGCCACCACATCAACCAGACCGGCCCCCACGTCAACACCCACCCCGACGGAGCCGAAACCTGGCGCCTCATCTGCGGCCGCTGCCTCATGCCCCACCCCATCCTCCACATCACCGCGAAAGGCGTCCGTCTCCGCTCCCGCGCCGCTGACACCGCCAGTCCCACCAAGCGCGCCAAGCTCCTCGATCAGTACCGCGCGGAGGTCACCAGACTCTGACTGACACGCACCCTGTTCTCCTCTCGCGGGGATGTGAGTCAACAAGGGGAAACGTCTATGGTGGAGCCGACGGGATTCGAACCCGCAACCCTCTGCCTGACAAGCAGCCGCTCTTCCGCTTGAGCTACGGCCCCAACCACCTGATGCCCCTTCGCACCAACGTGCTCTCCGCCCGTGGCGGTCTGGGAATTACAGGCACGTAAACAATAGTCGATGCGTGTTCTCGATTCACTCATCTTCCAATTGGTCCTCAACCGGATTCGGGTGGAAAAAACGTTCCACTTTGTCTCATTGTTTGATACTCTGTCAGTTGCCTGACAAGCAGCGAGCAGCTCATCCAATTGTTGGATGCGGAGCCCGCAGAGGACGTGGTGAGTACCCACGCCGTCGGATAGGCCCTCGGAGGGTGGAATGCCCTCCGAGGGCCTATCTCTCTACCAAACGGAGGGTCATCAACGACTCGATCGATTGCCAGAGCGCGCGTAACTCGTGGACCCGCAATCAGGGCAAGGGTTCTTGACAAGTCACAGGTATGTGATTTAGGGTGCGTTTGCTTGAGTGGCTCGACGTGTCACCCGAGCGGTCCCGGAATCCCCGCCCGAGGCGGTCCCGATTTTGTCCCAGCTCCCGCTGCGCCGATGCCGCTGCGGCCGGCTCACCCGCAACCGGCCTCCCCGTTGCGACTCCTGCGGCGGCCCTCAATCTCTCCACACCCGCGCCGACCGACGCCGCCGCCGTGAAGCGATCGCCGCCCACGTCGCCCGCCGGGGCTGGTGGTGCCCAGGCTTCGGAGAGCCGCCTCATCAGTCCCATGATCTGACCGCCGACCACGTGGCCGAGACCGCCGCCGGCGGCGACGTCGACGGCGAGCTGCGAGTGCTGTGCCGCCGCTGCAACACCCGCCGCTCCGCGGGGTGGGCGCCAGGCGTCTGAGCCTCGCCACCCCCCGGGGGGTCGATTTTCCTTTCCGGGCCCGCTTAGAGAGCGACGAGATACGCCACGCGTGTATACCCCTGAGTTTCGCCCCGAATTTCCCCCCCGTGGCCCCCCTTGGCCCGGGCCCCGCCGAAGGGAGAGCCGATGGGACGCCGAGGACCCCTCGCCAAAGACGCCGCCGCCGACCTCCCCGCCAACGTCGTCCGGATGCGCGGCGAGGTCGACCACGCCACCACCCCCACCCCCCGCCGCAAGCTCCGACCCGGCCGTCCCGCCGCCCCCCGCGGCGAGCTCGACAAGTACGGGCGGCGGATCTGGAACCTCGTCTGCGAGGAGCTCGAGCCGTACGGGCTCCTCTCACCCGTCGACGAGCCGATCCTCGAGGCGTTCGCCCGCGCCTGCCAGTGGGCCCGGGACGCCGCCAAGGTCCTCCGGGAGCAGGGGCTCACAGTGCTCAACGAGAAGGGCGCCTCGGTGAAGAACCCGGCCTGGCAGATCCACCGGGAGGCGGTCAACCTGGTCGAGGCCCTGGGCACCAAGCTCGCCCTCAACCCGTCGGCCCGTCTCCGCATCCTCCACGAGCTCGAGGGCCTCGGCGCGGAGGGCGGCGACGAGCTCCTCGACTGAGCCCGTGAAGTGCGGCCGCCCGACCCGCGCCGATCAGGCCTAGAGGTCCGCTACAACGAGGAGGAGGCGGAGAAGGCGGTCGAGTTCTGCCGCCGCCGGATGCGCCTCACCAAGGGCACCCACCGCGGGGCACCGATGGTGCTCGCCGACTGGCAGGCCGACGACATCTTCCGCCCGGTGTACGGATGGCAGTTCCTCGACGTCACCACCGGCACCTGGAAGCGCCTCTACCGCCAGGTCTACATCGAGCTCCCCAAGAAGAACGGCAAGTCCCCGATCGCCGCCGCCTTCGCCGGCAAGTCGCTGTTCGCCGACTCCGAGGGCGGCCCCGAGGTGTACTCGCTGGCCTCCGGGAAACGACAGGCCTCCACCGTCTTCAACTACCTCGCCGACTCGGTCGAAATGGACCCGGTCCTCAAGGACCCGAAACGGACCTCCCTGCACCGCGGGAAGCTCTACACCCACAACCTGATCTACAACCTCCGGAACCAGGGCATCTACATGGTGCTGCCGGCCGACGCCGACACCACCGACGGCATCAACCCGTCGGCGGCGATCATCGACGAGCTCCACCGTCAGCCATCCCGCGAGCTCTACGACCTGGTCACCGCCTCGTTCGGAGCCCGGGAACAGCCCCTCCTCATCATCATCACCACCGCCGGCCTCGCCGACCCCACCCACATCGCCTGGGAAGTCCACCAGTACGCGGCGGGGGTCCTCGACGGGACCATCAAAGACCCCCACTTCTACCCGTACATCCGCGGCGCCACCATCGAAGAGACCGACGGCGACGGATGGAGAGACGAGGACCTGTGGAAACGGGTCAACCCGGCGCTCACCAGCTTCAACCCGGCGATGATCCACGACCTCCGCTCCGAAGCCGCCAAAGCCGCCCAATCCCCGGCGAAACTCGCCTCCTTCAAACGGCTCCGTCTCAACGTGTGGCTGCCCGCCTCGTCGGCGGCGCTCAACAAGATGATCGACCTGGTGCTGTGGGACCGGTCCGCCGGGATCGTCCTCCTCGAACGGCTTTCGGGCCGAAAGTGCTACGGCGGCCTCGACATGGCCTCCACCATCGACATGGCCTCCCTCGTCGTCGGGTTCCCCAACGACCCCGCCGACTGCCGCAACGCCCGATGCCACTCCCGCCCCGACGACCCGGAACGCTGCTTCGACATCATCGCCCGGTTCTGGGTCCCCGCCGACAACCTCACCGACGAGTCGAAGAGATGGCCCCGCTGGCTCAAGGACCTGATGCGTACCTGGGTCCGGGAAGGCTGGGTGACAGCCACCGCCGGGGCGATCATCGACGACCGGGACATCGAAGCCGAAATCGACGGGCTCCGCCGCCGCTACCAGCTGGAAGAGCTCGCCAAGGACCCGTTCCAGTCGAAACAGCTCGGCGTGCTCCTCGAGGACGCCGGCCTCGTCGTCTGGGACCTGAAACAGTCGATCGACCAGCTCGCCGACCCCACCGACCAGCTGATCCGCCTCGCCACCGCCGGCCGCCTCCACCACGGAGGGAACCCGGTGCTGCGATGGATGATCGACAACGCCGTCCTCATCCAGTCCGCCGACGGCAAACACAAGCCGGACCGCAAAAAGTCCGCCGGCAAGATCGACGGCGTCTTCGCCCTCCTCGACATGCTGGCCGCCGCCTACCGGGAAGAAGAGGAGGACGACGAAGTGTTCTTGACCATCGACCCGCAGGCCGGCGCATGACCCTCCTCGTCGCCGTCCTCGCCGTAGCCGCATCCGTCTTCGCCTGGTGGGCCGCTTCCGGGTGGCTCCGCTGGAAACGCCGCTCCTTCATCACCGTCCACACCGTCGACGACCGCACCATCGAAGGGGTCCTGACCGCCGCCGCCCGCGACGGCATCGTCCTCACCGCCGCCGTCTACCCCCACGACGGAGAGAAGATCCCCCTCGCCGGAGCGGTGTTCATCCCCCGCCACAAGGTCCTGTTCGTCCAGGTGACCGATGCATCTACGGACTCCTGACGGATACCGGACAGTCCGCGCCGGCTGGCCCTACGAAGGCCTCCACCGCCCAACGTCGGCTCCGCTCGACCGGATCAGCCTGGTCGGCTCCCGCGGCCAACCCCGCTACGCCACCTACCGGGACATCTACCTAACCAACCCGTGGGTATGGGGCGCGGTCAACGCCATCGCCGGCGGCGCAGCCCGGGCACCGATCCACACCTTCGCCCTCGCCGAGGACGGATCCAAGCTCCGCATCCGCCACGACCTCCCCGCCGGCCGCGGCCGGCCCAGCGCCGGCGCCCAACTCGACCGGCTGATGCACTACCCCAACCCGCACACCTCCCGGCGGGCGCTCGTGGTCGCCACCTTCAAGAACCGCCTCGTCTACGGGAACGCCCTATGGGTCCTTACCCGCGAGGAGGGTCCCGGCGCCACCCCCACCGCCATCTGGCGGCCCTCGTGGAGAGACGTCGTCGTCCACGAAGGCACCAGCCGCCCCGTCGCCTACTACGAGGTCACCCCCGCCGGAACCGGCGCCGACTCCACCCACTTCCCAGCGGCCGGCGAGTTCGGCTCCTCGGCCAGGCTGTCGACCGCCGGACGCCGCTACCACCCCGACGACGTCGTCCACTTCGGGCGGGGAACCGACGACGACACCGTCGCCCCCTCCCCGCTCGCCGCCTGCCGTCACACCCTCGCCCTCCACGAAGCCGTCGTCCGCCACCTCATCGCCTTCTTCGAGAACCAGGCCCGCCCCTCCGGATACTTCAAGGTCGACCGGCTCGGAGCCCGCACCGCGGAGGCGATCCGGGAGCTGATCACCGAGCTGTACACGTCGCCGGAGAACGCCGGCAAGGTGCTCGTCTCCTCCGGCGAATGGAAACAGATCACCGCCTCCGCCGACCAGTCGAAGGTCGTCGAGCTGATCGAACTGTCACGAGTCGAGATCGCCGCCGCCTACGCCATCCCCCCGCCCGTCCTCGGCATCCTCGACCGGGCGATCAAATCCAACGTGGTGGAGCTGCGCTCCCAGTATGTGCGCGACGCCGTCGGCCAGCCCGCCTCCGAGTTCGAGGACGAGGTGATGGCCCAGCTCGTCCATCCGACCCCGGCGTGGCGCCACCACTTCATCGAGATGCAGTTCGCCGAACAGCTCCGACCCGACATGGAGAAACGGGCCGAAGTCCACCAGAAGACCCGCCACCTCATGTCGATCGACGAGCAACGGGCGGTCGAGAACCTGCCGCCGCTGGGGATCGCGGGCGTCACCGACGTCCCCTGGGTCGACTCCGGCGCCCAACCCGTCACCGCCTTCTCCGTCGACGCTGTCGCCGACCGGGTCGCCGCCGCCGTGGCAGAACGGCTCGGCTCACCCAACGGCCACCACCACCCACAGGAGCTGCTGCTATGACCTACGACCGCATCATCCGCTACATCCTCGAAACACCCTGGGCGATCCGCCCCGCCGCCCTCGGAGCGATCATCGAAGTGGTCCAGTTCCGCGCCGCCGGCGGCCGCTACAGCGACGAGGAGCTGATGGAGCGACTCGACGCCACCCGCCAAGCCGAAGCCGCCCGCCGCGGACCGCGCCGGGCCGGGTCGGTGGCGGTGGTGCCCCTGTACGGGTCGATCTTCCCCCGCGCCAACCTGTTCACCGACATGTCCGGCGGGACGTCGCTGCAACGGTTCACACAGACCCTCCGCGAGCTCGACGCCGACCCCAAGATCGCCTCGGTCGTCATCGACGTCGCCTCACCCGGCGGCGTCGTCGACCTCGTCCCCGAAACCGCCGAGCTGATCCGGGGGATGCGCACCCCGGTGACCGCCGTCGCCGACGCCGAAGCCGCCTCCGCCGCCTACTGGCTCGCCTCCCAGGCCGACGAGATGGTGGTCACCCCGTCGGGGATGGTCGGCTCGATCGGCGTATGGACCGCCCACGAGGACTGGAGCCGATACGAAGGGAACCTGGGAGTGGAAACCACCCTCATCGCCGCCGGCAAATACAAGGTCGAAGCCAACCCGTTCGAACCGCTCGGCGACGAAGCCCGCCAGGCGATCCAAGCCATGGTCGACGAGTACTACGACATGTTCGTCGCCGACGTCGCCCGCGGCCGCAACCAGTCACCCGCCGCCGTCCGCGCCGGATTCGGAGAGGGCCGCATGGTCACCGCCCGGGAAGCGGTCCGCATCGGAATGGCCGACCGGGTCGCCACCCTCGACCAGGTGATCGCCGAACACGCCGCCGGCGACGTCCCCACCCCCCGCTCCGCCACCTCCGACCCAGCCAACCCGATCGCCACCACCACCGTCACCCTCTACGTCACTGTCGCGGAGCCGACAGTCGAGGAAGGGCCGGCCGAGGAGGCGACCCTCGTCGCCGGCGCCGAACGGCTGCTGGCCCGCCCCGAGATCCGCGAAGCGTTCGCCCCCCGATAAAGAACCCTGCCGCCCCCGGCGGCCCCAACCGAAAGGAGAAGCCATGACCACCATGGCTCGCACCGGGATCCTCGAGCACGAGATCGAGGAGCTCGACGAAGAGATCCGCCGGCTCGACTCCGAGGCGGCGGCCAAGAAGCAGGCAGCCGACGACCTGGTCGCCAAGATCCGCGACGGCGGCAAGAACCCGCTGCTGGACAAGGACCTGTTCAGCCAGGTCGACGAGGCATACAAGCCCGCCGACGACCTCGCCGAACAGGCCTCCCAGCTGCGCCAGCGGCGCGAGGCGATCCTCGGCCGGCTCGGCCGCGCCCCCGCCTCCGGCTCCGACCCGGCCGGCCCCGCCCGCCGAGCCCCCCGCGGAGGGGTCGCCGACCGGATGGTCGACGCCCTCATGAGCTCCGACCAGTACCGGGCGCTGCGAGAGTCCGGCGCTTTCGAAGCGAAAGAGACCCGGATCCACACCAACCCGGTGGAGGCCCTCACCCGCGACGAGCTGTTGGCCCTGCTCGAATCGGGTCGGGGACTGCGGGCCGCCACCGCCGACGTCGACGCCATGGTCGACCCGGACCTGCGGACCTTCCCGCCGGTGCCGATCCCGGTGCGTCCGATCCGGGTCCTCGACCTGATCACCATGACCACCACCGACTCGGACCAGGTCGACTACGTCGAGGAGACCCTCCGCACCGACGCCGCCGCCGAGACCCCCCCCGGCGTCGCCGCCCCCGAGGCGTCGTACGCCTACGAGAACCGGATCGCCCCGGTCCGTGACATCACCCACTTCACCCCCGCGCACAAGCGGAACCTGGCCGACCGGGGCCAGATCCGCGGCCTGCTCGAGGGGCGGGTCCGTTACGGCCTCGAGAACCGCCTCGAGACCCAGGTGGTCGCCGGCGACGGCACCGGCGAGAACCTCACCGGGATCCTCAACACCACCGGCATCGGGTCGATCGCCCGCAACGTCGCCGGGTCGGAGCGCCGGGTGGAGGCGATCCACCGCGGGATCACCGTGGTCCGCCTCGCCCTGTTCATGGAACCCGACGCGGTCGGCCTCAACCCGGCCGACTACGAGGAGGTCGTCTTCGAGAAGGACGACAACGGCGCCTACCTGCTGGGCCCGGCCAGCCAGCAGACGTCCCGCACCGTGTGGGGCTTCCCGGCGTCGATCACCCCGGCGTTCCCCGAGAACACCGCCCTCGTCGGCAACTACCGGTCCGGCGCCATCCTGTGGCTCCGCTCCGGAGCGTCGATCGCCGTGTCGGACTCCCCCGGGAACATGTTCCTGGAACGGCGGGTCGCCATCCTCGGCGAACTCCGCGCCGCCTTCGCCGCCTGGCAGACCCAGGCGTTCTGCGAAGTCACCGACATGTGACATCCGGTCGGGGACCCCAGGACCCCCGCCCCGGGGCCCCCGACCCCTCTGAGAGAGGAGCATCCCATGGGAGAAGACAAGATCCGCGTGGACACCCCCCACGTCGCCTACGAACCCCACCCCGGAGTCGCCAACTATCCCCGTGCCCGCCGCAAGGTCGTGTACAAGCCGGGAGACGTCGTCGACGCCAAGACCGCCCGCAGCCACGGCATCAAAACCAAGGCCAAGGCCAAGACCGAAGCGAAGACCAAGACCGAGGCGAAGGCCAAAGACCCCGACGGCGCGTCGGCAGGGGAGCTGGTCGAGCTCGGCAGCGGCTGGTACGAGCTGCCCGACGGATCCAAGGTCCAGGGCCGCCAAAACGCCGAGGAGGCCCTCGCCGAACTCGCCGCCGGCGGCGGAGGCGGTGACGGATGAACGCCGCCTACCTGAACGAAATCCGTGCCGCCGGCGCCGCCGCCATCACCCACATCGGGCTCACCGACAACGGGGTCGAGCTCGCCGGCGGGTCCCCCGCCTACGCCCGACAGCCCGTCACCTGGGCGACCCCATCCGACGGGCTGATGCGCCCTAACGCCGACTTGGACTTCAACATCCCCGGCGGGGCGACAGTCGACGGATGGCAGGGATACTCGGCGGCCACCGGCGGAACCGCCTACGGCGTCGTCCCGCTCACCGCCGAGTCGTATGCCGGCCAGGGCACCTACAAGCTGCTGGCAGCCTCGACCGGAGTCAACCACCAGGCCAGCTGAGTGGCCACCGAGTTCCTGTACGCCACATCCCACATCACCGGGGACTTCCCCAACCCGGGGAACGCGGTCGGCAACACCCCGACGACGTGGGCCGGGGAACTCAACACCAACACGTCCAGGGACTCGCGTTGGGCGCTCGGCGACCCCCTCGACCCGCTCACCGACTCAGCCACTCACACGGTCAGGTCGGTTTGGCGCAAGGGCTCGAACTCGGGGAACCCGTCGGTCGTGATCGAGCTGTGGGAGAACGGCTCGTTCGTCAAGACGCTCGTCTCGTCCACGTCGATCGCCTCCACCACCGGCCAGACCCTCACCGGCACGTTCACCACCGGGGAGGTGACCGACCGGACAGCGTTGGAGGTGCGGGCGGTCATGACCGCCGCCGGCGGCTCCCCGTCGGCGCGCAACTCCGCCCAGGTATCCCACTTCGAACTCGAGGCCGACACCACCGCCGCCGCCGAAAGCGGCGAAGGCGGAACCACCGCCCCGGTCACGGTCACCCCCAGCGGCGACGGGACCAGACACACCGGCCACGGCGCCGCCGCCGACGTGTCAGTGTCCGCCGAAGGCTCAGGATCCAAGACGACCACCGGCGGCACCACCGGAGAAGCCTCTGTCATCGCCGACGGTGACGGCGCCAAACAGGCGGCCGGGTCCTCCACGGCCGGCATCGCAGTCACCGCCGAGGGCGGAGGTGCCGCCGTAGTCGGCGGCGGATCCACAGCCGCCGTCACAGTCGCCGGCGACGGCACAGGCCAAAAGCACACCGCCGCCGGCTCCACCGTCCCCGTCACAGTCGACGGAGACGGGGACGGATCCAAGCACGTCGCCGCCGGGGCTACCGCCGCCGTCTCCGTCGCCGCCGACGGCGACGGGGAGAACACCACCATCGCCTCCAGAGAAGGCGGATCCACAGCCGCCGTCACCGCCGCCGGCGACGGCACAGGCCAAAAGCACACCGCCGCCGGCTCCACCAGGGCCGTCACAGTCGACGGAGACGGCGACGGGGCAAAACACGGACAGGTAGGCGACACCGTCCTAGTTGCAATCTCCGGTGAGGGCGGCGGCGTCAACACGACGACCAGCGGATCCGGCAGCACCGTCCCTGTCGCCATCGGCGCCGAGGGGGCGGGGGTGAAAGCCGCCGCCGGCGGAACGGCCGCCGTGGCCGCCGTCACCGGGTTCGGCGCCGGCGCCCGGCCCGGCTCCGGATTCTGGCAGCGGACACCGGTCGCATACACCCGCACTCCACTCGCCCACACCGCCACCCCGGTCCAGTACAGCCGGGTCGGCCCCGGCGACGACCCGCCCTGGTGAGAAAGAGGTAACGGATGGCGTTGTGCACACAGGTCGACGTCGAGCGGCGACTCCAGATCACCTTCTCCGACCCCGCCGCCCCGGTCATCGCCGACCTGATCGCCGCCGCCCAGGGCCACATCGAAAGGGAAGCGGGACGGCCCCTCGAAGAAGCCGCCCACACCGAAGTGTTCGACGGCGGCCGCCGCCTCATCCTCCTGTCCAACTGGCCGGTCAGCGGCATCACCGAGGTCGTCGAGGACGGGACCATCCTCACCGGCGACGACTTCGCCTGGTACCCGGACGGGCGCCTCCTCCGGGTCGCCGCCGGCAACCCGATCCGGTGGCGGCCGACCCGCCGCCAGATCATCGCAGTCACCTACACGGCCGGGTACGCCCCGGTCCCCGCCGACCTGGTGGACCTGTGCGCCACCGCCGCCGCCCGGGCGTTCATCGCCGGCCGTGACGCCGTCACCCCAGACTCGGCCGCCGGCGGCGTCAAACGGATCCGCCTCGAAGACCGCGAAATCGAGTGGGCAGGAATCGACACCCGGGCCGCCCTCACCGCCGCCCAGCTCACCGCAGACGAGCGGGCGTGGGTGGGCGCCGCCTACGGCCGGGAGGTGCTGGTATGACCTTCGACGTCGCCGCCGCCGTCGACCAGTTCCGGGCCCTCGAGGAGGACGGGCTGACCGACCAGTGCGTCATCCGCGAGCCCTCCACCCGCCAATTCGACACCGCCGTCGGCGAGTACGCGACGGTGCCGGGGACGGTCGTCTACGACGGGCCCTGCCGGTACATCGACGACGACCGAGCCGACCCCACCCCCCAGGCCGGCGAAACCGAGGTGACGATGCGCCGCGGCGTGCTCGTCGTCCCCTGGACGGTGGAAGCCGCCAAAGACCAAACGGTGACCGTCGCCTCGTCCGCCGACCCCCAACTCGACGGCGCCGAGTTCCGGATCACCGAAGTCGAAACCGACTCGTGGCTCATCACCCGCCACCTCGCCGTCGAAGCCCCGCTGGAACGGTCCGCCACGGAGGTGACCGATGTTTGACGCCTCCGACGTCCACGCCTACGCCGCCCAGCTCGACGCCGTCGCAGACCGGGCCGACCGGATCCTCGAGGGGGTCCGCGACGAGGCGGCCGCCCGGATCGCCGAGGAGATGCGACGTGCCGCCCCCCGCCGCAGCGGCCAACTCGCCGCCTCCATCCGCCACGCCGGCGGCGGCGTGATCGAGGTCGCCGCCCACGGCGTCTTCCAGGAGTACGGAACGGCCCGGCATGGACCAC